GTGAGATGCGGTTAGCTTTTGCGTTCGCTAAACTCACTAGCGGCGAATTAATCGTCGAAGCAATGAGCAAGTTAGAAGTTGACAAGGTGAGAGCTGCTAGTAAAACAGGTTCATACGGACCGTGGAAAGATTGGTATGAACGAATGGCATGTAAAGCAGTTATGCACCGTTTAGCTAAAAGATTACCGAACGCTTCTGAGATAATAGAAATGTGTGAACAAGGTATGAATATGAACTTTGATGATCGCACAGAAAAAGAAATACAACCAATAATTGATAGCCCTATGGAAAAATTAGCAGAGCTTACAGCTAATACAGATATGGGTGTATTTTTACCTTGGCTATCAAAACAAGTCGATAAAGAAATTACCGATATCAATCAATTGACAGTACCACAAGCAACATCGCTTATTAAGAAGCTTGAGGATGCGAAACAATGAGAGATTTTAACGAAGAATTAATTAATCTTAGTCCTGTATTTCCATTTGAGCCGAACCTTATAGAGCAAGGTACAGATGAATGGCACATGATGCGTCTCGGGGTTTTTACTGCCAGTAACGCAAAACATTTACTATCAACCAAACGAGGAACAAAAAGCACTGAATATGGCACTGATTATGTGATAGCCCCACCATCAACACTAGGCCGTAAAACTTACATGGCGGATTTAGTAGCAAATATCGCAGCACCAAGAATACCTGATGACATCCAAGCTAAACCGTTAGCTTGGGGTAAAGATAATGAGCCTTTGGCGCGTGATGCTTATGAAGCGTTAACATTTAGTAACGTGGGTGAATTACCTTTTATATACAAGGATTCAGCTATGCGAGTTGGCGCGAGTCCAGACGGCATAACAAGCACAGGTACAGGTTTAGAGCTAAAGTGTCCTTGGTCAAGCTCTGTCTATATTCAATTTACTACTCAAGACAAAATCAAGCACGAAGAACGCCACCAATGCCAGTTCAATATGTGGGTTTCTGGTTTAGATATGTGGCATGTAGCCAAGTTTGATCCACGAATGATTAATTGCAAAAAACTTCACATGATAGAAATTAAACGTGATGAAAACGCCATGAAGTTATTTGATGAAGCTATCTTATTGTTTAATGCGGAAATGGATTTAATGCTTGGGCAATTAGGTATGAAATTCGGGCAGCAATGGGAATACTTTACCAAACTTGTAGCAAATAAAGCAGCTTAACTACCACCAGGCGGCTTCTGTTACTCCGGCAGAAGTCGCCAACCATAATTTTTTACAGGAATATATAATGAAAAATGTTCACGTCTTTGCAGTAACACAACCATCAAATGAAGCTTTAGATTCTTTGTATGATGAAGCAGTTGAATTTGTCACAGAAACTCGTCGCGTATCACTATCGAGTATTCAACGTAAATTTCATATTGGTTATAACAGGGCGGCTCGCATTGTCGAACAGATGGAATTGAATGACGTTGTATCTGAACCAGCAGCCAACGGTTCAAGAGAAGTATTACTAGCAGCTTAATTTGTTGCGCTAGTGACTCGCTAGCGCAACCCCTACATCTTTGGTGGAAGATATGAACACTCAACTAGCAGAACAAACAAATCAAGTAATGCAAATGGGCGAAGTTTTAACGTTGGTACAAGCAGCGTATGAAGCTGATATTGACCAGAATAATTTAATGGTTGATGAGCTTGAGCGTCTTAGCAATGAAAACTCATTCCTTAAACTTCAGGTTAAAACGTTAACAGGTCGTATTGATGATGTTACCGACCAAAACGAACGATTATTAGCGGCAAGAAAAAATAATGAAGCGAAAGAAGCGCATTTCAACAAGACGGCTAAAATGGTTCAAGCTAATGCAGAAAAACACAGGCAACAACTTGAACAAGCTAAACGACAGGAACAACAAACAAAAAACAAATTAGATGATGCGCTTTTTGTTAAAGATAAATATAAAGAGCTTGGCTCACCAAGAGATATTCGCACTAAAAACAAAAGATATCAAAAAACTATTTCAACGCTTCAAGCTGAAAAAATTCAAGCTAAATTATTAGTGAAAAAATATAGACATGATTTAACAGTTAAAGATAAAACAATTACTGAAAAAAATCGTGAAATTGCAGAGAACGGATTTCAAAAAATTTACAAGAAAAACGGAGATAACTTAATCATCTATCCTCTTCTTTGCGAAGCAATCAATGACGGCAAAGTAGAAAAACAAGTGCCTATCTGGTATGCGACTGACAGCGGAATTGGTGCGCTTTACATGTTAAATGAAGATGGCGAGCCAGCAAGGTCGGAGGCACCAAGAGGAGGTATTAAACCTAAAAAAGAAACAATGGAAGTTATGGGTTCGTTACTACGTAAATTCAAGCGTAACGGTGGTGTGGTTCATACTGAAGATATGCGAATGCTGGAGTGTAATAATGACTGATTTAATTTCTAGCACACTTGAACTTGACGAGAAAAATTCTTGGGGAACCGATCCTTTAGTATTCGCAGCATTAAATAGTGAATTTAATTTTTCGCTTGATGCTGCCGCTAGTGATAAAAACCACTTAGTCGCTAATTATTTAACGAAAGAAGATAATGCGCTAAATATTGATTGGTCAAATTGCATGGATGAATACAAGCACATAAACAACAATAAAAATGTATTTTTAAACCCTCCTTATGGCCGTGGATTTATTCGTAAGTTCATGAATAAAGCTATCGAAGAAAAAACTAAAGGTGTAACCACGGTAATGTTGGTTCCTGCAACTTTAGACGCTCAATGGTTGCCAATTCAGGATATTTCAGAAATCCGTATTATTACAAAAGGTCGATTATCATTTATGCACCCTATCACGGGTAAAAAAATAGCAGGCAACACCAAAGGATCATGTTTAATTGTTTTCTCGCCATCAACAAGCCCTTTAATAACTCGTTATATTGACCGCGATGAACTGCTGACTATTGGGCAACAAGAGCTCGATAAAAAAGTTAAGTTAGGAGCAACAGTGTAATGCCATTATCAAATAAAAAAAGAGTTAAACGCTTATTGACTGACGTTCAAAAGCGATGGATTTTGCAAAATCACAAAATATTACCCGTGGAACAAATAGCAGAGGTACTCAACATAACAGTTAAACAAGCCAAAGGTCAATGTGACAAAATTTACTGTTCGTATTTTAGCAGAAAAGTAGCATAAAACGTTGCTCAATTATTGAATACGATAATGAAATGATTGTTGAATTTTATAATCAACAGCAACGGGATTAATAGCGGCACTTGCGAGAGTGCCGAAAACAAACAAGGTGGAATACATGCACGAACCAACAGGTAAAAGTTTTTTTACAGCCAAAGATCTTTATGGTCGCTACCAAATAACAAAATCAACACTTAATCGTTGGTTGAGAAAAACAAACTTTCCGAGCCCTTTACTGGTTGGGAAAACAAGACGGTTTAGCATTATTGCCGTCATTGCCTGGGAAGAAAGAAACACACACTAAATTAATTACCCGTACATAACAACTAATAAACTGTTTTTTTCTTTGGAATTAGTTGTTAGAAATTGAATTACTTGGAGTGCTAAAAGATGTCAGATATTTTGAATATGGAAAAAATAAATTCTATAGGCCCTGTAATGGTAAATATGGACGGTAGTAATTACGATTTAGAGTTTGTTTGCGTTGAAACTGGATTAGCGCGAATAAACGTGATGGGTTTAGGGCAAAATTGCGAATGGGCGGATTTTAGCAAGATTATGGATTGGAATATGAACGAATACGACCCTGATTTGTTTTACACAGACTGTAACGAACCACTACCCGCCTAACCTTTATAAAAATAGGCAAACGTCACTGTGTTTGTCCTGATTATTTATGTTGTTATATTTGCCGATTACACAGGAGTAACAACGAATGCGAATTTTAGTAGCATGTGAAGAAAGCCAAGCAGTAACGATTGAATTAAGAAAGCTAGGCCATGAGGCGTATAGTAATGACCTGAAGGAGTGTACTGGTGAGTATCCTGATTGGCATATAACAGGTGATTGTTTTGATGTTATACGTGATCAAAAGTGGGATATGATTATTGCGCACCCGCCGTGCACGCACATTAGTGTAACTGGCAATAGGCATTATGCAAAAGGGAAAGAAAAACATCACTTACGCTTAGAGGCAGCAGAGTTTATACAAAAATTATGGGATTTATGTATAAACGTTTGCGATAAAGTAGCTTTTGAAAACCCGGTAGGGCAAATAAATACTTTTTGTGATATGCCAAAAGCGAACTACATACAGCCTTATTGGTTTGGTGATGCAGCGCGAAAGAAAACAGGTACGTGGCTGTATGGGCTAAAGCCGTTGGAGCGAGAGGTTTTTGACGTAGAGCCAGAAATAGTTGAGTACACCAGAGCTA